ACACCACCGGCGATTGCTACATCGCCCGCCAATCCACCACCGGCAACCTCCCCACCGATTCGGAATACTGGCGTCGCTACCGCATCCCCGCGTTCTTGGCCGATTACCTTAAATTTTACGCACTCGCTGAAACGCTCTCCGAGGACGGCCAGATGGACAAAGCCAACTACCAGTTCGCCCGCGCCGAAGGCATCCTCCAGCAAAGAATGGACGACGCCTGGCTGCGCAAAGGCGAGGTCCGCCGCTACTCCGCCAGCTTCCATTAATCACCCCTTGACACCCTTCACCATAATTAAATTAACGACATGAGTAACCCCACCATTCAGATCGCCGCCCGTTCCTCTGCTGGCATCGTGCAACCCGTCCAAGCCACATCAGATGGGGCTCTGCGAGTCACCACCGGATTTCCAGTTCCTCTCTACGACAAGTTTGAAGTCTTCAAAGTCGGTGCCACGAACAACACCGATTACACCGAATACTCCTTCGCCGGAACCGCAGTCGCCCGCATCCGCATGACCTATTTCGGCGGCGTGCCCGCGACCGACAACGCCCAACTCAAAACCTCTTTCGTTCAGTATCCCCCATTCGCGTAACCATGTCGCAGATCGCCTTCGATCCCCTCACTGGCAACCTCATCAGCACGACCGCTCAGGTGGCGCAGCTCGACTCCTCGGGCCAGATCAGTGGCGCAATGATTCCAGACGACTTCGACGATGTGCAGCGTTTCCCGAGCCTCAGCGATTTCCCCGCCGAAGGCGTCGTCGCCCGCATCTATTTTTCCGCCGACAACAATGTCCCGCACCGTTGGGACCCCGACACACTTTCCTACGAACCCATCGTCGCCGATTCGGACGGCGGTGAGTTTTAGGACTAACCCCGCAGAACAACCCCAATACCCCTAAAACATCATGGCAAACATTCGCATCAAACGCAGACTTACCGGCGCAGCCGGAGCCCCCTCCAGCTTGCTTTCAGGCGAGCCAGCATACAACAAAGTTGACGGCATTCTCTACATCGGCGACGGCTCCGCAGTCGTGCCAGTGGGCGGAAGCCACTACGCGACCGCAGCCGCTCTCTCCACAGAGACCAGCAATCGCACCTCGGCGATCTCCGCAGAGGCTTCCCGCGCCACCGCAGCCGAGCAAGCCCTCGGAACTCGCATCGACAATGTCCTCAGCAATGTTGACGGCGCAGCCCTCGATAGCTTGACAGAGGTTGTGAGCGCTTTCCAGAGCGCAGATTCCAGCTTGAACGGAGCCATCACCTCCCTCTCTAACAGCGCCTCCTCGGCCCTCACAGCCGAAGTCAACCGCGCCACCGCAGCCGAAGGCGTCATCGCCGCCAATCTCGCCACCGAGATCAGCGACCGCGCCGCTGCCATCACGACCGTCCAGTCGAACATCAACACCGTTGCAGGCAATCTCTCCACAGAGACCTCCGCTCGCACCAGTGCTGATTCCACGCTGACATCGAACCTCTCCAGCGAAATCTCGCGTGCGACCGCCGCTGAAGGCGTCATCGCCGCTAACCTCGCCACCGAGATCACGGATCGTGCCTCAGCAGTGACCGCAGTGACCAACTCGCTCAACAGCGAGATTTCCCGCGCCACAGCAGCCGAAAATTCTCTCGATTCGCGTCTCGACGCCATCGAAGCCGAGATCGACGGCGGCAGCTTCTAATAGCTCCCCTGCCTCCCCACAGCGGCGGTGCGGTTCCAACCCGCCCGCCGCCCCAGGGCACCTTTCTTAAAACTTAATCCTTAAAACTTAAAACTTCCTCAATGGCCACGGTCATAAAACTCCTGCGAAGCACGGTCCCAGGCCGAGTCCCTACATCCGCGCAAGTGGCCCAAGGCTCCCTTGCCATCAACTTGGCCGACCGGCGTCTTTTCAGCAAAGACCACAACAACGAAGTTTTCCGCATAGCCCGTCCCCGCGACCCCTCGGACTACCAACTCCTGCACGCTGCGGACGGCAACCACCTCTACCTCGGCCGCCTCGCCTGGACCGATTACCCAGCCTCCGGCCCCGCCGAAAACGCCGCAGAGTGGACCATCTACAAAATTTCCACCAACTCCGCAGGCGATGTCGTCTCGGAGCAATCGGCCACCGGCGCGTGGTCAAACAAGGGGAATTTGAATTATGCTTAGCCCCCTCTACGGCCAACTCTCCGCCCTCCGCGTGCCGACCTCGATGCGCCGCGTTTCGGACGATAACGACGCGAACGCTTATCTGCTGGCCGTGGAATCTGCCGACGGCCAAGAGCTAGAGTCTGGCGTCATTACAGCAGTCGAATCATTCATCCTCGGCTGCAAATCCGACGGCATCTGGAGCGCCCTCAAAGCCTCCTGCATTCTCGCAGGAGCGCGCACGCTCCCCGGCGCTCTCGTCCCGCTCGTCGGCACGGCTCCGACCAATTTTAATTTTGTGTCCGCAGACTATAACCGCGAGACCGGATTGAAGGGTGATGCATCTACAAAATATTTGGACCCCAAAAGAAGAAACAATGAAGACCCTCAAAACTCAAAGCACATTGCTGTTTACCAAACTGAGTCAGAAAGCAAGTCAGGAACAACTATCAGAACAGCAATAGCAAACCCGTTTGCAACGGGTCAATCGTTTTTAGGAACCACCTCAACGCAAGCTCCTTTCGGAATTAATAGCACCAACTCAATTACTACTCACTCACAAAGCACATTAGGTCTGTTTGGAGCGAGTAGACTTTCCTCTTCAGTAATGATTCAAAGGCTTAACGGCTCTTCGACTTCAAGAAGCGTAAATTCAACAACTCCTTCAAGTTCAGGGCTTGGAGTTTTTTCCAGAGGAATCCCCGGCAGTCAAAGATCCGATGCACGAATCTCCTTCTACTCCATCGGCGAGTCCATCGACCTCGCCCTCCTCGACACCCGCGTTTCCACGCTCATGACCGCCCTCGCCGCTGCAATACCATGACCCTCGCCGACCTCATCGCCCAGCCCGTGAGTTACGAGACCGCGAAAGACCTCGCGCTCGTCTTCTCGCCCGAACTCGCCGCCCAACTCGCCGCCGTCCAAAGCGAGCACGGCAACCCGCGCCATGTCGCCAGCCCCGTCGATCTCACGGATGGCCGCAAAATGCTCTGCGCCGATTTGCTAACAGAAGTCGGCCCCGGCGGGCTTTACTCCGGCGGATTTGCGCATCTCCCTGCCGAGCTATTCCCCAGCGTCGAAGTCCTCCCCATGTCCGCAGTCCTGCCGCTCCTGCCTCAACCCGAAGAAATCTAACCCACACAAACCATGCTCGAACAAGTCTCCACCTCCGTTAAGTTCCTGGCTTTTTTTACAGCCAGCAAAACCGGCAAAACCGGCCTCACCGTCACAATCGACATCTACAATCCAAGCGGCACGCAGATCGTGACCGCAGGCAGCGCCACCGCCCTCGGCGGCGGGTTGTATGCCTACACGCTCTCAACCGACAATTCCTCGGAGGGCGAATACGCCGCCATCTTCAAAACCACCGACTCCACCGTGGACGCCCAGCACATCCCGAGCCTCTGGGTTCTAGGACGCGCCGGAGTCGAAAACCTTGACGCAACAACCAGCTCCCGCCTCGCTTCCTCGGGCTACACGGCCCCAGCGAACTCAGACATCTCGGCAATCAAGGCCAAAACCGACAACTTGCCAGCCAGCCCAGCCGCGACCGGCGACATTCCTGCCTCAGACATCGCCGCCATCAAGGCCGCCACCGACAACCTCCCCAGCGACCCCGCAGACCAAAGCCTCCTCGAAGCGGCGATCTCTGGCCTCTCGATCCCAAGCGTGATCCAGATCCGCACGGAGATGGATTCCAACTCGACCCAGCTCGCAGGGATCAAAGCAAAAACCGACAACCTCCCCAGCGACCCCGCAGACCAAAGCCTCCTCGAAGCGGCCATCGCCGGAGTCACTGCGCCATCAGCCAGCACGGTGGCAGCAGCCGTGCGTTCCGAGCTTTCGGTCGAGCTTGGCCGAGTTGATGTCGCCACCAGCACTCGCCTCGCAGGAGCGTCATACACAGCCCCAAGCAACTCGGATGTCGCCGCCATAAAGGCCAAGACGGATCTGCTCGAGACAACCCGTTTGGCGCAGTGCAGCACCGTCGCCACCACCGGAGCCCAACTCGCCGCCGCGCTGAGCTAACAATGGACACCCACCAAGCCACAGCCAGCTTCACCGGCCTCCTCGCCACCGCGACAGGGCTTACCGTCTCCATGCTCCCCGAGCTTGAGGCGTGGCTTCGTATCGCGTCCTTGCTCATCGGCTGTGCCGTCGGCCTCGCTTCCCTCTACGCAATCCTCCGCAACAAAAAGCACCCCCATGAATAAAATCCTCTCCCACCTAAAACAAAAATCCACCTGGGCTGGCATCGCCTCGCTCGTAGCCCTCACCGGTTGGCAGGTTAGCCCCGACCAATTTTCGGCCATTAGCGCCGTGATCATCGCGCTCGTAGGAGCCTACGAGGTGATCCGCAACGAGAAGAAATGAGCGCCCCGGCCAAGGTCTCTGCGATGGCCCTGCTGATCGGATACATTTTTGTGACCATCAGTTTTCTGACCGGCTGCACCACGCTCGGCGTCTCGCTCGAAACCGACTACGGGCGCTTCACCTACCAGCTCCCCGAAATCCCCGCGCTCAAGGATAAATAATCTTTCCGCATTCCGCCTTCCCATTTCCGCCTTCTCCCCATGCTCCCCCCGAGCCGTCCACAGCAAGCCAAATCCAAGACGCAAGCCCTGCTCACCAAGGCCCGCGTCGCCGATGAGGTCGCGCTGGTGGGCATCCGAGGCTACTACCGGGACACCATGGGCGAAGTCGGCAAGAACGACCGAGGCATCTACGACGACGCCATTTTCCTCGTCTCGCCCAACGCCTACGCCACCTTCAACGCCAACACCGATCCCTCGGTGCGCCGCAAAGGCATTGCCGTGCTAAAGCCCGGCGTGCATCGCTACCGCAAAGGCAAACACGGCCTCAGCAAGCCCGGCGGCGGCTATCCTGCCCTGCGCCCCGCGAACCCCGCCGAAGAACTCCCCGTGACCCGCGACGGCACAGGCGACAGCATGGGCATCGCAATCAACATTCACAAAGGCGGCTATCGCACGACTAGCAGCGAAGGCTGCCAGACCATTTACCCCAGCCAGTGGGAGTCTTTCATTTCCCTGGTCTATTCCGAAATGGACCGCGCCGGGCAGAAGACAATCCCTTACCTGCTCGTCGAGGAGGGCAACGCATGAGCCGCCTTCGCAAACCCAAAACCTCCCCACCCAAAGACCGCGAAGCCGTGCTGCTCCAAGTCCGGCAGCTCCTCGCCGAGCACTTCGATGTCGGCCTCTGCATCGTCTCATGGGAAGCGGAGGGCGAGACTTTCTACATGGATCTAAAATTCGGCAACGATTACGCCGCCCGCGCCCTGTGCCGCGAGGCCGACGAAATTTTGTGGCCTTACGAAACCGAAGACGACGAGGAGGACGACGAATGAAAACATCATGGAGTTCCATAGCCCGCGAACAAGCGGACAAATCCCACAAGACCGAGGTGGACGCGCTCAAAGCCAAGCTCGCCCAATACCAAGCCAGCGTCGAATCGCTGGAAAAGCAACTCGGCATCGCGCTCTCGCTCGGCAAGACCCGCATCCGCCCGCAGCCGCTCTCCGTCTCGATGAGCGACAAAGCCGAAGCCGTCGCCATCGCGCTCGCCAGCGATTGGCATGTCGAGGAAACGGTCGAATCCGCCAGCGTCAACGGCCTCAACGAATACCGGCTCCCCATCGCCAAGACCCGCATCGAGAAATTTTTCAGCACCATCGCCCGCCTCACCGAGATCGAGCGATGGTGCTGAAAAATTTCTCGATGCGGGTCTTGGCG